TTCTTTTGTCTGGATACTTCTTTTCCCTTGGCTACGCCTTTGGCGTTGGCCTTTTGGGCTGCTTCTTCGGCTTTTATGCCTCTGGCTGCAAGGTGTAAGATGTCTAGGAGTCGGGGGTCGTTTTGCATTCCGTTTTCCATTATCATGTCTCCGTACTTTGTTGCTATTTGGGCCATGACTGGGTCTAGTTCTGCAAAGTCGCTGTTTGTATCGGCGATGCGAGCTTCGTAAACTCTTTTGAATTCACTAGCTCTTGCACCCTGTTTTGCTTCTCCTACTACGTTACGGATTCTTGCGTTTATTGCTGCTTCGGGGTCTTTTGATAGTTCGTCTGCGAATCTTTTAAGGCGGGCATTCTTTTCTTCTTCGGATTCACCACGTTGGGGTGGTTCGTCTATGGAAGAGCGGAGCTTTTGGATTTCTGAGCTTTGTCTGCCTGAGTGGGATTCTAGTTGTCTGTATCCTTCTAGGACATCTTCGTTGGTTTTAAACCTTCCTGGTACGACCCATTGTTCGTCATCAGTTTCCTCACTTGAGTCGTCTTGTGAGGCTGATTTAGATGTTTCCTCTTCTTCTGAGGCATCTAGGTCGGATTCCGCGTTAACTTGAGTTCCCGTATCTCCAAGATCGTTTTCAGTAGCAGAGTCCTGCTCTGGTGCGTCTTGTTCGATTGCGGCTCTAAGTTCATCTAGCGTCTTTTCCGTGTTATCACTCATCTTTTTCTCCTTGTTTATATGTCAAATTCTCTTATGTTGTTTTCGTCTTCTATTATTAGTTGTATGTCATGATGGAGTTTGTCTTTTACTGCTTTTGATGATTGGACTGTCATTATTATGCTGCTGAAGGCTCTGTAGCGTTCTTGGAGTATGTTTATCTTTGAGTGGTCTTTTTCTTTTAGGAGAGCGTCTATTATTACACTCTTTACTTTGTTTAGGTGTTCTAAGAGGACTTTCCAGCCTGCATGTTTTGTTAGGTCATCTAGGAGTTCGTAGTTTCTTGCTTCTAGGGCTAGGCTTTCTTTGGAGTTCATTGTTGTCCTCCCTCTTCACCTTGTAGTTGTTCTATTGGGATTACTTGAACTGGTTGGCCTTTATCATCTACTAGTTGTCCGTCTTCTGTTTGGACTACCATTGTTGGGCCTTCGGGGTTTACGTATTCTTCTGGTCTTGGGAAGCCTTTTAGTTCGAATGATTTTGTTAGTATCTTTCTTAGGTTTGCTATGCCTGGGTTTACTTTCTCTATTTGTCCTATTACTTGTAACATGTAGTTTAGGGAGTCTGCTTGTTCTGCTACTGTCTTTCTTATTGGGGTGGATTCAGGTATAAAATCTACATCTGCCATAAAAGCTACTGAGTCCATTGTGTTGAATGGGTTTACCTCATCTCCGGTTACTCTATACTCTAGTTGGTCCTTTTGACCAGCTCCTATGAATTGTCTGTTGTACCAAAGTAGTATTCTAGCTAGTGGTCTTATGAAGGTATATTGTAATAGTTTTGCTTTGGATGTGACACGTAGTCCAGTGCTAGAGGCAAGGTAATTGATACCCGTGGCTGTTCTACCGAAGGCAGCTCCTACGTTAGATACATCTTGTCTTGGGTTGATGATGGCTGTTGTGGTTTGGATGTCGTAGTCTATATGTCCTATTTCTTCTACGGATGCTGCGGTAGGTCCTGAGTTCTCTAACTTCTGAATTCCGTCCATATCATCTGTTAGGACTACCTTGTCTGGGCATGTGTAGAGTTCTCTTGTGTTGATGCCTGACTGTCTGTCTACTAACCACATGCTATTTAGTGATTGGTTTGTTCTGTCTAGTCTGGCATTTCTTAGGGCTGTTGATTCGGATATTAGGCCCTTAATCATGTTTAATTCGCCATATCCGTAGGCTTCGCCGTCTATTGGGTAGTCATAGGACATTACGAAAGGTTTGAATTTGTATTTAAAGGGGTTTGGGTCTTTTCTTAGGAGAATTTGATCTGAGTCTCCTGCGTAAGCCATTACTATTAGACAGGGTTCTTTGTAGCCGTTGCCTAGATCGTATCTGCCCCACCATTCTACTACGCGCCATTTTCCTTGGTTTTTGTTTTGGAGTTTGGAGGTACTGTCGTAGAGAGCTAGGGCTGCTTCTTTTGAGTGGTCATTATTTGGTCTTATGGCTGGGACTGTTTTGCTTGATAGGAGTTCTTTTTTGTAGTCTTTGCCTAGAGCTTTCTTTATTGCTGAGTGGCCTCTCCAATAGTTCTCGTTGTCTAGGAGGTCTTCTGGTTCTCTGTATACTTCGTGGGCTACCCAGGACATCTTTTGTATGTCACAGTGGGAGGTTCCTTTGGGGATTCTGAATTCAAATAGGGAGAGGTTGTAGAATCTGGGGCCATCGAACATTGGTTCTTCTTTTGTGAAGGATTTGGCTTCGCCTGTTTCTTCGTTGAATTCTAGTTCTTCGGGGTCTAGGTCTCTTTCTATTGTGTCTTCTTCCCAGATTATTTTCATTACTGAGTTACCTAGTTTTCCTAGGTTTCTGAAGTATTTACGCATTTCGGGGTAGAAGTCTCCTACTTCTAGTTGCCATTGGGTGAATTTGGATATGTCACGGGCTGATTCTACTACTTCTTCTCCTTTGGTTCTGGGGGAGTAGGCTATGTAGGGGGTTTCTCCGAACATTAGTTCTGAGAGGTTGTCTACGAAGGGTTCTATTTGTTGGAAGGCTAGGGGGAGCATTAGGTTTGCTCTGCCTCTGGGGGTGTTTCTCTTTGCTCCACCTTTTGAGTATAGGTATTCAAAGGTGTTCCATTTTCTTCTTAGGGGTCTGTAGAATTCTTCGGAGTCGTGTAAGAGGTCTATTATATACTCTTTACACTCGTTGTCAGCTTTTTTAGACTTTTTATATTGGCGGCTCATGTATATCCTTGGATATGCTTAAATGGGGAATCCTGTAGTTTCGTCATACTCTTGTTTTTCGTTGTAGCTATGTTTGGAATTGTGTTTGGCTATTCTTGTTACTAGTAGTTGCTCCCAAGCTAAAGCTAAGGCCATTATTCTGTCATCTCTTGCATTGCCTTTGGCTCCTAGTTTGCCTGTCTTTTCATCTACTACAAAGGTACTTAGTTCATTTATTGTGTGTTTGTCTCTTACTACTAGTTCGCCATCTCTTAGGGCTGCTCTTAGGTTTGAGATTAGTATTCCTTTATTACCTCCTGTGGTGCGCCAGCCTATTCTTTTTGTCTTTTTCTTGGTGTATTGGTCGTATTCTAGTCTTTTATATAGGTAGGGGTATCTGAGGCTATTGGAGTATGCTCCTGAGAGATTTGTTATTACGGCGTGGCCGCTGTTGTTTTCTTCGACTATTACTCTTGCTCTATTATAGTAGTAGCCTGCTTTGTATATCTCTGCTGCGTAGTTGTCTTCGTCTATGGCTGGGGACCAGTAGTTTGCTACTAGTTCTCCTGTGTTGCAATCTATTACTTGGGCACATGAGGCGTCTTTTCCTTTTCCTTCTGCTACATCTACTCCTATGGCATATTTATGGAGGGGTTTGGGTTTTTGGTAGATGCGCCAGCCCATGAATTCTTCGTCTTTTCCTTTGAAAGCTCTTGTTTCAAATTCTATTTTCATTTTGTTGCTATCCTTAGGTCACCTCTGAAAGCTGGGTCATGGGCGTTTATCCAGAGGCTTCTAGTGGTGTCTGAATCGAATACTGAGTGGGCACCAGAGAGGAAACAGGTTATGGGGTCTTCGGGGTATTTCTTTAGGAATTCTGATTCGTTGTTTCCTGATTCGCTTATTTTGTTTCTGCGCCATATTATGTGGTCATCTGTTAGTTCGTACTTCTTCATTAGTTCTTCTTCTTGTTCTGTTGCTACGAATACTCTTGGTCTTTTGAGATAAGGGATATCCTGTTTCTCGGGGTAATGCCACCACCAGGGGTAGAAATGGCATTCAAATAGGGAGCTTTCTGGGTCTGTTAGGAAGCTGCTCCAGTGGTCATAGAATATGCCTGATGCTCCATCTGGAGTTGATTCCATTATTACGTGGCCTGAGAGAGGGACT